GTTGCCTTAGTTCCCAGCAAGTTGCATGCTGCATCACTGGAAACGTCCTTCCGAACTAGAACCAGGGGGAGGAACAAAGGTTTGCCTTACTTCACTACTGAAGGAGAGTGGGATGGGCAAATGTTCCAACTCGTTATGCGTATCATGAAAGAGGGCTATCCAAGGAACGATTGGCCCGCCTTTCCGTGGGTACGTATACAAGCCGTCGATAAAGCACGACTAGTCTGGGGATACCCTGGACAAGTGGTGTTGCTTGAGCGTAGGTTGTTGGGCCCAGTGGTAGAATACCTGCGGGAGAACAGCTATACGTTTTGCGCTTGGGTGGGTCCAGAAGAGGTGGACCTAAGGGTAACCAGGTTGTTCGATATGGCTAGAGGCAGGAAGATACACATCATAGATTTTTCGGGCTTCGACGCTAGTGTTAGCTTCGAGCTCATCGACGTTGTGTATGATGCACTGTCTCAGTGGTTCAGTCGTGACACGATCGACCTAATCGATTACTGCCGTGAGGCGTTCAAAACTGTCGGCCTTATAACACCAGACGGGGTGTGGGTGGAGCGCTCAGGCGGCGTGCCATCCGGGTCAGGTCTAACTAACCTAGTTGACAGTTTCGTGCAATACTTCGCTATGCACTATGTCGCATTTGAGCTTGGAACACACGTGGAAAGCATCCTAGTCCAGGGTGACGATGGTGTTGTCCTATTCCAAGACAATGTTGATCCAGAGCTATTGGAAGAGAAACTGCACGAGTTGGGTCTGAAAATGTCTGCGACGAAGGGCATTCACAGTGCCGTCGAGATACAATATCTCCAAAACGTACATCACCGCGACTATTTCCTACACGGTAGAAACCGGGGTGTACGTCCATTAATGAGAGTCCTGAATGGCATGTTGTGGTATGAGTATAAGGTACCACACTGGTCAGGAGCGGACGATACTCTGAGATGGTGGCAGCAACTCAATAATGCCCAATGGCATCCTTCTTTTGTGGAAGCCTGTCGTTTTATTTACGACAGGGACTACTACTCTCGAGACTACTCGTTACGTACCATCATTGAGATGGCGGGTGGTTTAGATGAGGTGGAGAAATTATTCCGGGAAGATCGTGTGATTCCAGGGAAAACCTCTGTTCGCCACCTAATTGGTAGTAATGTCCAAGACGTCATGAACGCCTTCCGTGTTCAAGATTTGAG